CTTATAGGCACTTCCTGCGCCTAATAACTTTTGCTTATCTAAAATGTGAAACTCCTTAATCAAAAGAATAGGTAATTTTTCCGACAGGTTTTACGCCGACAGTCGCTTTGACTGTGTTGTCTCCGGTCGCAATTCCGTCGACCTGGAACTTTGTGATAATGCCGTCGAAGCTTACACTGGAGCTGTCAGCCAGAGTGATTGAGCAGGCTTTCGGCGCGCCGTAATCCTCTATAAAAGCGCTGATAGTGCTAAGCGCACCATTGCCAACGCCGACGATCGCAGTCGCTGACATTTCGCCACCATCGATAAGGCCTCCTGCATATTCCTTAGTCCGATCGGGGCTGAGAAGATTCGTCACATCCACTGTGCCTCGAGTGGCGCTGGGTGGTGTGATGTCGGTGACGCCCGTAAGTGTTGCGCCTCCGATGGTGATCGCTGTTCCTTGCGTGATTACTGCGGCCATAATTATGACTCCCTATAGATGATGGAAAAATCCAAACTCGAATGATAAAACACGGTGTCCGAGCCTTCATAGAACTCGGGTTGATCCTGCTCATCATCCACACTGACGCCGAGAACGGTCACCCCGGAAGAGGTGCCGCGAAAGTTGTCCATGACCAGTCTCATCTGGTTTAAGATGGTTTCGACTTCCGATTGAGTTGTTGCGATGACATCGACCTGCATTCGCACTTCAGGAACTTTTGTATTTCCAGTGTCGAGCGTTGCCGACCTTACGGTGCTGATTCTGTGGTAAACGATGTAAGGCATCGTAGGCTTCTGGGGTGCTCGCCCAGGATAAATGCGATTTCCCACAAGACCAAACATGGTAGCGTCGTCGATCAGTCGGGCGCGAAGGGCTTTAGAAGCACTCATAATGATCCCTCATCGATCGTGTCTTTTAATACCTTTGCAATCACGTCGAGGGCCTTAGCTTTATTCCCCTCCCATGCTCTTCGCAGAAATGGAAAAGGACGCGAACCGGGATGAAGTGAGCCTTGTGCTTTTCGAGAGACGTTTTTTCTCTTCAATAAAACATCGCTGGTGACGTCATTCTTTCCGATCGGATGTGGTGCTGTTCCGTACTCCACCAGATGCGCATACTTCGTAGGAATTTTTTCGACGCCTCCGATTTTCTGCCCTGCTCTTCTAGTCGCACCGATGACTGAGAAAGCGAACTGATTTCCCTTCCTGAGAACCACTTTTTCTTTTGAGCCGAGAGAGTCGTAAAGGATCGAATGCTTTCTCTTTACGATAGACTTTGCGTCGTTAATCACTAGAGACCCTGCATCTTTAAGGGCTTTCTTGAGGCCTGCTCTTTTTACTTTACTGTCAATGTGTTCCATGACTGTAAGCAGTCCTTTGAGTGCTGACGCATCAATTCTAATTTCTGCCCTGGGCATTAAGCACTCCTTTCGACAGCATCGATCTCAAGCTCCCATGAGCCCTCATCAATATTTCGAATGCTTACGATTTCGAGAATGCGATTTCCCATCGAGATGCGGTCTCCATGCTGAACGCCACCTTTAAACCTCATGCGAACTCGGTGAGAGATAGAGGCCTGACGAGCCATTCCCTGCTCTTGCTCTCTTCCTGAAAGAGGTCGAACACTCGCCCAGGTCGTGTGATAAGTCGACCAACTCCGAGTCACCTGCCCGTAGTCGTCGACAGTCGTGCTGTCATCACGCTGTAGACTTATTCTCTGGGTGAGTTCGCCAGCTTTGAGCATTAGTTCACGATTCCTCGAGAGAACATTTTGACGATGTTGTCCACCGCGTAAGGCGTCTCATAGCTTTGAACTTCGGAAGTCGTCTCGCGCTGGTTATACCAGTGAGCGACGAGCATTTTTAAAGCCTGCTTTAAAATCGCTGGAACTTGGTTCGCATTGCCACACCCTGCGACGTAAGTCACTACGATGGAGTTATAGTCGTCGAGGTAATCGGGCCACGATTCATCGTATGCAGGCATAACTCGCCCTGGGTTCGCTGTCGTGTCGACCTGATAAAGTTCGTCATCCCACGTTTGAAGTTCGCCATCTAGGTCGTAATATTGGATCGAGGTCACTGACTGAACTGGGCCTTCGAGATAAAGGATGCCGCTGTCAGGGAAATCGTCGATCGAAAGCGCAAGGGTCTGCGTCACCATTTTGTGGCTCGCCATCTGCTCGATCTGCTGACGTGCTGCGGTGATCAGCGTATTGATCAGAGCGTCGTCGTCGTTGCCATCGATGCGACTATGCAGTTTCATTTCTGCCAAGGTGATCGGTTCCGTCGCTGGAGGAGTGACGACTGTGAGCATTAGCGTTTCTCTTTTATTTTTTTGGAGGTTGCTTTCTCAGATTTGTTTTCTCGGGTTTCCGAGACCGGAGGAACGAGCGCTTCTTCAGCGCTCGCCCACCCGAGTCGGATGCAGTTTGCCGCTTCATCGAGCGGGAGGTCGTACACCAGATTTGCATCGTAGGTGAACGACAAGCCCGCCACAGAAGTATGAAATTTAATTTTCATTAGGCTGCTGCTAGTACCAAGTGCTTAATCGGATCAGTGCCTGCATCGAGGATTCTTCCGTCGTGACGACTGAAGCCCACGAAGCCTACTTGGTGATAATCAGCGTATCTTTCTTCAAGGCGCAAGAGTGTGAAGTCCTGCACATCTCGGATGATATACTTGGAAAAATCACCGTAGTAGATAGCCTTGGCGCTAGCTGCGATCGTTGCGCAATCTTGATTAATCACGACTGGCGAACCGAGCAGAGTACCAGGAGAAGACGCAGAAATGTCCGGTTGGAATATCGGACGATTCTGAGAATCAAGCAGTTTCCTGATCGCTTTGAAAGTGCTGTCGTGCATCATGAATCGAGCGTTCGCACGATACGCAGGATCGACGCTGTGCTGCAATTCAACAAGTTCACCATAGGTGATCGCAGTCGCAGATGCAGCAGTAATGCCAGCACCCGAAGCAGAAATCCCTTGGGGCTTGCTAGAATTATCGCCAGTGGTGAAATGAGTGTTCAAGATGCGGGCGATGCGTTCGCCCAAAGCACCACCGATGAACGACTCTAGATCGATCGCAGAATCTTGCAAGAGTTCAGCAGAAACCCTAATGAGTTTCGATGAATACTTGTAAGCTTTTAGCGTGATCTGACCGAAGGTCATGTCCTGCTCTGCGACCTGAGTGTTTTCCGCAAGGATCGCACCCACGTTGCTGTGATCCGATACAGTAGGAATCGGAAGGTCATTTCCTTCAGCAGTTCGCAAAACAGTTGCGACTTCTCGCATCCCGCCGAAGGCCAGCAGGGAAGCTTCGAGCTGATTTAAAAAACCTTGTGGCACAGTAAAACCACCTGCGGTAGTAGTGCCAACGGACTGAGCGCGAGCTTCGGAAGCTGATCTCGGAGCTTTAGAGTTAAGCTTAAAGCTTAATCTGTTGTTGCCAAGTTCGAGCCCTGAGCGCTGAGCTGCTGCACGATGCTCATTAGTGATGCCGTTCACGCTGTGAAATCCGAGCCAGCCTCGGAGAGCCAAAGCTCGGTCAGCGGTGCTTTGACGATCGTTGAAGTCTCGCACAAACGCAGGAGCTTCGATCGGGGAAGACCTTCTCACTGCGGGCTTTTTGCTCTGAGCTTCCAAAGCAGAAAGCTTTTCGCTGCGAGCGCTGGCGGCTTCTTCGGGTGCGACTTCAGCGGGAACCATCATGGATTCCATTTCGCTGATTCGAACTTCGTGGTCATCGACCTGGGCGACAAGGTTATCGAAAGCGGTTTGCTCTTCGGGTGTGAGCTCTCGTTTTTCGGTAGTGCCTCGGGCGTGAATCGCTCGGGCTTCAGCAAGCTTTGCGGTGCGTTCTGCACGCAAGGTTTCGATTTCGTTCATTGATTTTCTTCCTAATATTTTGCGTATTAGGGATGTGCATCTGCTCCGGTGAGGAACATAAAAAAACGCACAAACCCCTAGTTCGGGATCTGTGCGTAAAGACTGCACTAGATTCGATGAAATGATTAAACCACGGATCTGCGAATCGTCAACACTCGCACCCAAAAAAAAGGGTGGAGGAATTCCCCCACCCTCGGAAATGTCAGAAAAAGTGATACGTTTTTCTTACTGTTGCCTGCGAAGTCTCAGCTCTCTAAATCGTCTAGCACTGGCGAGAGCGTCTCGGGTGTAGATCGAGAGCGACCTCACGGCGACTGTCGTGTCGGGGTAAGCGGGATAAGTGACGACCGAGACATCGTGGAGCTCGACGGCGAGGAGGGATCGCACTCTCTGCCCGTCGACGAGATCCCAAGCGTCTTCTGATGTCGTAAACGCAAAGCTCATCTGACTCACATCACCTCTCGCCATTACTGCCATGAGGTCGGCAGCATATTGCGTATCGGGAGGGTCGATCGTGACTTTGAGCCCGATCGCATCACTCTCGAGTCTGAGCGTACCTGAGACTGTGCGTCCAAGAATTAGACTAGGATTATGATCGATGAGTGCTCTCACATCAGGAGCAGAGTCAAGCGATCGCTGGAAAGCTCCTGGGCGAACGAACTCTCGAAAGCCTCCGAGATCCTCCGAGGATAAATCGTATTTCGCAGCATAGCCGACGATCTTTTGAGCAGCGGTGTCGACTCGGAGCTCGGCGCTAAATCGTCTTTCGATGTTATTAGTTATCATGATTAACTCCCTTCATGGTGGTGATTTTTTCGGAAACTGCTTCAGCGAGTTTCGATGCGGTCACTGATCCTGAAAAATCAAGCCAGACAGATCGGAACTGATCGAGATGACGCTGGACGTGCTTCTCGATATCGGCCTCGAGGCCGAACGCCTCAAGAACTGGGAAGTAAGCACTGACGACTCGACTTCGATGCTCACCGACGAAATGATCGATCTTTGCGAGAAATTCTCCCGGCTTATTAGCAAAGCGTTTTACTGCGTTGCACTCAATGCTCTGGAGTCTTTCGCCTGCATCGTCGAGGAGACGCAGAAGAATCGACTCATCGGATCGGGTCGGGGTGGTCGGATCTGGTTCGGGTGCTGGCGCTGCCACCAGACTGGGGGCAGTCGCAGGAGCTGCGGTCGGAGCTGTGCCAAGCGCCTGCATATTTAAGGGTTGCATATAGACATCGCCCTCGGGCCCGACGCCGTTCATGTTTTCTTTCTCTCTGATTTCGTTCACGCTGAGCCAGCCCCAGTTCCGAGCGACTGAGTAAGCTTGATATCTCGAGGCGATGTCGCCTCGGAGAACTCCTTCGACATTATGCTCGCAGAAATAGTTTCCTCGATCTTTCGGTCGGATGATCTTTCGGTTTAATGACTGCTCCCATCTGACGAGCCACGGGCGAAGAGTGTCCGTGAGAAATTCGATGTTCATCATCTCGAGCGAGTTGTAGCTCGGTTTATTAAGATCGCGCAGTTTATGCGGTGGTATGTTAAACCAGCGAGCAACCTCGACGACCTGAAATTCCCTGGACTGAAGGAACTGCGAATCATCGGGAGGAACTCCGATGGCCTCCCATTTCAGGCCCGCTTCGAGAAGAGCGACTCGATGAGAGTTCGCCCCTCCTGCGTGCAGCTCCTCGAATGACCTTCGCAAGTTCTGTCGTGCCTCGGGCGAGAGCTGTCCGGGAAAAGTTAACACGCCACCAGGGCGAGCGCCTCTCCCGAAATAACCTGCACCGAACTGCTCGATTGCGAGTGAAAGCCCGAGCGACTGCCGAGCCATTGAAATCGGGCTCATGCCTGAGATGCCATCGAATGAAAGCCCGCTGATGTGAAGCATATTCGCTGCGGTGATGAATGACTTCCCTCGATTCAGATCGTAGTAAAGTTCGCCCGA